TGGCGATCGTCACCTTTCCCTACTCCTCCTGGTATGCATAAGGGAGGTTATAGTAGAAAACCTGAAATTAGTCCTCTTTATGTCGAAGATCTTATAACGCGGTGGTCGACTTATTATAAAAATACTGGTGTACCAACTGGTAGTTTATCTGTTGTTCCAGCAGCCACTCGATGTCCCATTGATTGTGGGACAACACCTAGTAGTGTCGTTTCGGTTTTTCAGGCTGTATGTCAGTTGTTTATGTGGTATACAGGCGATATTGATTTTCAATTTACCTCATCACCAAGAACAACTTATGAAGGAGTTGGAAGTTATCAAAATTACCAACCTGGTATTATGGCGACGGGTTGGGGGGCCAGATCAAATGTTGTCGATGATGATTTTTCAATAGATTGGCAATATCCCGATAATGGAATAAGTTTTGTTGATATGAATAATTGGAGTCGCCAGATCATAACCGTTCCTTTTGTATCAGAATTAGCGGCTACGCCCACGGCTATGTTTGATCTTGAATACACACGTGGGTGGCTTGAAACTGAATTAAATCTAGCTGCAACACTTGATCAGAAACCATTTTTTGCGGCTATTTACCACCCACAGACAGACGGTGGAGTTGTCACTCCCAGTAGCTCCTCGATAGAGCTAGCCTTATGTCTTGCAGGTCGATCGTTCCAGCTGATGGGGCTGTTGCCTTTGCCTCCATATCGCTTTTGGCCAATTAACACTACTGTTGTTGAAGGCACGTTTAAACCAGTTTTAGCAGACGTGAATTCTATGCTTGCCGCTTTTCCTATGGGCAAATCATACAAAAAGACTGAGTTTTATGAACTTCATCGACATATTCTTCATCCTGATGGGTTAGATAGACAGCGGTTGTTAAATTTTTGCAAACCAACTGTTCCTTTAGCGCGGACTGCGCAGCTAGGTAAGGAAAAAGATAAAACCAAGTGATCGTGATCACTATTAATAATCACGAGGAAATGCGAGATCCTTGACATTCGCG